GGTGGCGGCGCTCTCTCGATCTCAGCGCCAAAAAAACGAAAAACGAGATTGCTTATCACCGTCAGCGGCGAGCTGACGGGTCGAAAAACGAAAACTCGCTATTCTGGGTTGACCCCGAGCCCAACCGGACGATGCGAAATGTCGCCCGTGCCTATGTTCGTAAGAACGCAAAGAAAGGGGGGAACGTTGTCCCCGACGTGTGGGATTGCTACGCACCTAGGGTGCGGGTCCCCAAATGGCAAAACGAAGGGAAAGAAGTAGTCGTTGGGAGGGAGAGAACGGAGTGGGGGACATATAAGGATTTTCCTTACAAAGGGGCGCATCTGTTTAGAGATCGCCTCTACGCCAAGCGTATGTCCCTCGACACTGACGATGTAGTCGGTATGGCCTCTGAGTACTTAGAGCGCCTCTTCTACACGCTCCCCAGGTCTCCTGGAACTCCCAACGAGGAAGAAATCAGTTGTTGTGGTCGGACAACTGAGCTTAAAGGGAAGGCCAAAAAGATTGTGAAGCTTTTAAAGGTGGACCAGTCTTTAAAGGCGGTTAATCCGCTACCCAAAACGATCACCTGCGGTAGCCTCCGTAGTAGTGTTCGGTCAATGTACGCACCTGAGCTCACCGTTGCTCAGGAGCTATCCATCAAGACGTCGATGATAACCGACGGTCAACCGTGTTCTTACTGCGAAAGCCTGCAGGAGACAATGGTGGATACCTGGAAAAAGGCGAGGTGCCAGCCTCGAGTTGTTGACCAGCAACATCTCATTAAGTTTAGGGAAGCATTCGCTAGGAATGTTCCCGATGGTTGGGACAAGGGTAAGGAGAACGTGGTCTATGTCCCTAATGGCCACGCTACAAACTCCTACTCTAGGCGGGACGGCGGTAACTGGAACCGCCAGGCGTTTAGTAGTGAACCTTCTGTAGATTGTGTCTACTCGAAGGGGAAGCCCCGGATTGTTACTTTATATTCCGGGTTCAACAGTGAGGTGTTAAAACCTCTTCACCAACGACTCTATTCCTGCCTAAAACGGAAGGGGTGGCTTTTAGTCGGAAGCCCTACCGATGAAAAAGTCGCACATCTTGAAGCGGGCTGTGCCGGTCGTGACTGGCTCAGCTTTGATTACGCCTCTGCAACCGACAACATAAAGTTGGCGTATGTGCGAGAGATTATAGATGTGCTTAAACAAAAGAGTGTGGGTCTGAGTGTCGACGAGATCAACTGCTTGGATGTCCTGGGATCCCTCAGCTTGGATTCGGGAGTCGCGGAGAGCGGTCAGCCAATGGGAAGCCTTATGAGCTTCCCACTGCTCTGCCG